CTACGCTAAATGTGAGCAGGTTCTTAGGTCTGATGCGCTGCTTGTTATCTACGACAACCCAAAAGATGTTCACATGAACTGCACTCAATCAGATCAAGCGAGTTCGTCCATACGCCCAAGGGCAAGACCGGAGGGTTTGAGTGATGGGTGATGAGGCACTAAACCTACAGCAAAAGGCAGAACTTACCTTCCTCAGAAACGAGGTGAACAAACGAGAGTTCGAGGCCAACCTAGTTGTCCCGCACCCTAACGTAAAACAAGACCTTCAACGTGCCAGAAATGAGTTGCGTGAATACACAAGCAAACTCAGGATGCAGGGCATAAACATATAAGGAGTAAAACCATGACTAAGAAGAAAAAAGAGGAATTCGATCCAGTTAAAGAGGCACTTAAAATGTTTGAACCTCAGCAACATGTATCGCGTTCAGAAATCTTGGATACCGCCAAGCAGTACGTCACTAAAGATCGTGAGAATGAACACGGTGACATGGAAGATAACTTTTTGGCTATCGCTGGTTACTGGAATTCACACCTTGGTATCTATCATATCGGGCCACAAGATGTTGCCGTGATGATGGCCCTGTTAAAAATTGCGCGGATCGCGCAAAACGAGGAGAACCTTGATAACTGGGTTGATGCTTGTGGTTATTTAAGTTGTGGCGGAGAAATTATCGCTAGGAAAAAAAAACGGAGTGAAGAACATGGAAGTGCAATTAAGAAACTACCTTAGAATAAAACAACTCAAAGAACAAATAAAAGTATTTCTGATAATAAACGGCTTCTCGCCTGAAGAGAGAAAAAAGATATCAGAAAATCCTCATCAGTATCAATGGAAGAATTTTGAATATGAAGACGCGCCATTCGGATTAAAAATCCTACCAGAAGGTCAAATGAGATTGGCTGCTAAGTACGCTGGTGGTTTATTTATTTCCTTGCATACCATCAAGGAAAGTATGAAGTCCGGCAACATACAAAAAACTGTTACAGATAAAGCCATGGAAGCGACAGAGCTGTATGCATCAACAGAGCTGAAGCGCGCGTTCCCAACCATGTGTTGGTACGTCACGTCAAGCCTTGGCGGTGGGGTGTCCGCTAATCTACAAAGGTCTTACATGTCAGATGTCGATGTTCATCTACCAGCTACATGGGCAAAGAAGATTTATGATAAAGGCATCGCACTAGTAAGAGCTGGTGATGGCATGCGTTTCATCATGAACTCTCAAGAGCGTAAATTATCTCGCATTAACGATGACGGCATCAGGGTTTGGTCAGTCGTAGCAATGAAGGTCAAAGGCAAGAAACCAGATATCGAAGCTGGTTGGGTAATGAGGTACGAAACCTCAGATGGTGCCATACTATCTTATCAAAAAGAGTTCTCCCGCTGCGAGAGTTTGCTACGAAGAAGAATAAAGGATACCGTTATGAGAGAGTTGATGAATTGAGTAATCTGGAAAATGATGTGGGTTCAGACATGTATGATAAATTAGGTCACGAAGAGATACTAAAAATCTTATCGTCCATGCCTGAACAGGCATCCCCTCATGAGGTTACCGCGTTAATCACAAACATCATTCTTGCATACAACCTTCAGGGTGATTGGTATATGATAGCTCACATGACCAATGACACACTAAATGAAGTAATCAACATGAATGGATACAGTACTATTCATTAAAAAAAAGACCACCCGAAGGTGGCCTAAAGTTCAGAGTGGAGAACATTGCATTCTAAAGTGTGTGCGAACATATAGAAGCGGAGCAATGTACTGGCACAAGATGTAGCATCACCACAAATAGCCGTCAACATCAGAATGGGAATGGATATTCATCATCCACTTCAGTGTATGGGGTTGGTGCATCCAGTATGGGATCGGGGACATACTTCTTATAGGTCGATGTCGGAACATCAAACTCAAGGTTGGTATCACCTTGCTTGCCTATCCAAGAGAACCGACACTTCCACACATGAACCTCAGAGACCCTAGACCCTGATGGGTTTGGTCTGTGAACCGTTAGGCCAACGTCAGCCTTTGCGAACCAAGCCGCACTCCCTGATATGTCATACCCCTTTGGTGCTGGCACCTTGCCAGTGTGATCCCGCATCATCTTGGTGGGATGCGCAACAAACCAGAGGTGTATGCCATGGGACTGAGCAAACACACGAAGCCTAGTCAGAACCTCTGATATCCAATCAGTCTCGCTTATGTCTCCATTCTTTTGGATATAGTTGTAAGGGTCTATGATGGCACCCCTGATACCATGACGCATCACGGCAACACGCAATCTTTCGATGATGCTTTCAACAGAGGATAGCGATCCGTCAGCTTGGTAAAGAAAAGAAAAGTGCGATTGAACAAAATCCTTACCGACAGCCAGCTCGTCCTCGGTCATCCTCTCTGTTGCACCTTTAAAGAATGGCTTGCGTGTGTACTTGCTTATCAACTTTGCGATGTGGATGCGCGGCTCATTTTCAAAAGAGCAGATTGCAAACTTCCACCCAATGTTCTGTGCCATGTTCACCATGATCTGATCTATGAACTCTGACTTACCAGATGATGGATGTCCTGTCACAACAGTGAGCTGACCTGTGACAATGGTGTATAGTTCATCGACGTTGTCGTACCCGGTACTCTCACCACGGCCCATACCTTTTTCGTAGATGTCATCTATCTCTTCATAAAAGTGGGATGCATCAAACAACCCTGCGATGGGCCATGCCTTTGCGCCGACGATGATTTCATCAACAGCTTCCTTGCCATGCTTCATCAATACATCATTGGCATCCTTGCAACCTTCTGGGTACTCAACCTTGAAGCATCTGTCTTTCCCTATCCGCCTAGCAATTTCCTCTGATGTGGCCTGACCCGCTTCGTCATTGTCGAGTGCCACTATCACACGAGCTGCCGACTTTATTTTCTTCTCAGCAGCCCATAAGAACTTGAATTTATTATCATCTTTAGGATCGATGGCCCCATTAGTAATTTTGTTTACTGCACCATTTGGTATGGATACTACACTCTCGTATCCTGTTTCCATGTAGGCCAGCGCGTCCATCTCCCCCTCACAAATTATGAGATCGTCGTTGCGCTGAACCGCTTCAATGTTGAAGAAGGTTTGAGGCGCACCGTTGCAGATGAACGCTTTGGTTTCAATCGATCTAACTTTGTATGCGTACTCTTGCCCCTTGTTGGTGTAAGGGAACATGATGCTCTCTGTCTCTTTTCCGACAGGCTGCATCCATGATTTGGTTGATACTAATCCAGCCTTCAGTGCCGTGGCTTCGCTGATACCTCGGCTATTTAACCAAGCTATTGCGGCTCCTGATAGAGGCATCTTGTTTACGTTCTTTGCGACTGACATTGGCTCCACTTTCTTAGTCTCTGGCAACTTCTCCCGCATAGGTACAATTCCCTCCTGATCACAATGCCAGCAGTTAAAAAGTATCTTGTCTTGTTCTATGCGGAGAGAAAGCGTTTTATCGTGTTTGTTTTTGCGGCCTTGGCTACAGCTTGGGCATTTTATTTTGTGTTGTCCTTGCCCTAATCTGTAAGCCTCGCCACGAACTTGTTGTTCGATTTGCACGGCTATTCTCCTACTCTGATCCGGCGATCATACGAGACAAAAACGGCATCAGTCAACGGGTCATATTTTTCCCGCCTAATATATTATATTATAATATACTCTACCGTTATAATTTATCGACTACCTATACTCTACCGATAACAAGGTAGTCTGGAATATCTTTTACATCACATGAGCGAACGCGAATTATTGTCCTTGGGTTCTCTCGATCCAGCCCCCAGTATATAAATTTCTGTTTCACCTGCCGATCATTTTTGTAGATGCGGCACTGCATGCAGTCTAGGATCAAGCTCTCATCAAGATCGGGCCTACGGCTGGCGTAGTAGATCATCATCTCAACCTGAACATCTTCAGTCGTTGGCACCTCTAGCTGAGGGCATTGCAGCTCAAACTGCTTGACGTAATCCCTAGCCTTCTGAGATTTTATTAATGCCGGACGCCCACGAATAGTAACCATTTTCCTAGAGTTAGCTTTAGAAGCTGGCTCTCCAAGAGCCGTAAATGTTATGTCGAAATGACTCATATTGACCCTTAAACATTCTATTTGACTTTACATTCTGCCTATGATCTAACATCAAAACAGTGGAGAAAACAATGAAAATTACAAACAATCACAACCTGCCGGATGCGTTCTTAAACTTTGCCAGAGATGACAAATACTCACGAGGCAAGGCGGACATCAGCGTCACGACATTGATCGATGGACCTCGCATCAGGTTGATGAAAGACTTACATTCCGAAGAGCTTGAGACAGACGTAGTCGATATGATCTGGGCTTTGTTTGGCACCGCTGTCCATCATGTTTTGGAAAGTGCCGACGATCCCGCGAATGTCCAAGTCGAAGAGCGGCTATACGCAGAGGTTGCTAACTGGACCCTGTCGGGGGCGCTCGATCATCAAGAGGTTTTACCTGATGGCACCATTCAGATTACGGATTACAAAGTCACCTCTGCTTGGTCTGTCATCCTTGGCAAGGTTGAGTGGGAGCGTCAGCAAAACTGCTATGCTTGGCTGGTAGAGAACTCACTAGCTGGTGCCAACCGCCAGAAGAAAGTTAGCAAGCTGCGCATCTGTGCGATACTCAGAGACTGGCAGAGACGCCGTGCGCAATTCGATAAAGAATATCCACAGTCACCAATCGTAATCGTGGACCTTCCTCTTTGGAGTGAGAAGGAGCGCGAAGATTATATCTATGATCGTATCGACGTACATCAGTCAGCCCAGATGGAATACGATTTGTATGACAAGGTTCCCCTTTGTTCTGACGCAGACCAATGGGCCAAGCCCAATCAGTGGGCCGTGAAGGAGAAGGGAAAGAAGAGAGCGTTGAAGCTATGGGATAGCGAAGAAGACGCCAATGAACACGTTGCGTCCAGCGATAAGAAGCTGGAGATAGAATTTCGCAAGGGCGATAAGACCCGGTGTGAAGGGAACTACTGCAATGTCGCAGAGTTCTGTGAGCAATTTAAAGGATGGAGAACGTAATGTCTGTATGGAAGACACTATCAGCGATCAATGTTAATGATCACACAGAAAAAAAGAATGGTCTTACCTACCTGTCATGGGCATGGGCTTGGGGTGTGCTGAAGAGCCACTACCCAGAGGCCACATTCACCAAGCATATACAGCCTGATGGCTCACCCTGCATAAAGGACGATGCTGGTTACTCATTCGTTCAAGTGACAGTTGATGTCGATGGGATTAGTGCAACAGAACTATTTCCTGTTCTGGACTACCGCAACAAGGCGATCCAAAACCCAGATGCCTTCTCAATTAACACGGCATTTCAGCGCGGACTAGCCAAGGCGATCAGCTACCATGGCTTGGGGCATTACATCTATGCTGGCGAAGACCTACCTCAGAGCGATGGAGAGGCCCGTCAGGAGGAGGTAAAGGAAAAACCTACGCCAGACCCAGTGAAGAAGCAAAAGGCTCCTGCACCGGCCCCCACAGCGGCTGACAAACCCATCCTTGGTAAGATGATAAACACATTTGCCTATAAGGATGCGGATCGGGAACCTCGTGCCGTGTCTGAATGGGACACTTGGTCAGACGTTGCATGTTCTTGGATCGGCTCCGCTCGGAGCGAGGACATGTTGAAAAAATTCTACGTTGCCAATCAAGCTATGTTTGGCCTAGCGAAGACCGAAGCAACCGCTGATTACGATAAAGTAATCAATTGCATTTCAGAAAAGAAAATCAAACTTCAGAAGGAGAAGAAGTAATGGCTCAATATCCAGCATCAGGTATCCTGTTCCAGAATGACAGGAAAGAAAAGCCAACCCAGCCAGACTACACTGGCAACATAGAGCTAGAACCAGAGGTTATTCGTGATCTCATGGCGCAGCTAGATGAGGGAGTTGAGCAACCCAAAGCCAACTTGGTTGGATGGAGGAAGACAGGCAAGACTGGTCGTCCTTTCCTATCTCTAAGAGGTAGCATTATGCGGGAGCGTCAGACAGAAGGCACTGGGTATCAATCACAGGCCGCTGCTAACCCTGCGGTTGCTGGTTTGGACGATGAAATCCCGTTTTAAAAAATGCTCATTCCGAAACATAAGAACATTCGGGATGAAGCGTACCTGAATACTTTGCGAGGGGAACCTTGCTTAGTGTGTAGGCGCGGCGCGGAAGCACACCACCTGCTTTATGTTGGGGAACATGGAACAGGTATGAGGTCGGGAGATAACTGGGCTGTGCCTCTGTGCCGCGACTGCCATTCGGAACTACACAGATACGGTGACGAGAAGACTTGGTGGGACTTGATCGGGATAGACCCTGTGGATTGGGCGAGAGTAAACTGGGAGAAATATAATGGCAAAGACACATATAGTGGTCAGAAGAGTTAGGGAAGGAAAAGAAAAGAAAGCATACCTTTTGTTTGAAGGAGCAAAGCCATTTTGCTCAACATACAAAAGAGCGTATTACGATGCATTTAAAACGATCAAAGGGAAGAACCCTACCATTAAAGATGGTGGAAAACTTTCAATCATCGACATGCGGCCCATAAGAAAAGCCAATGATGAGGCTCATAAGGCACAAACAAGACTTGATCATGAGCCATGTAGAAAATGCGGGGCAACTGTTGGCGAGAGATGTAAGCACTCAAGATCGGGAGATGATGAAGATGAGTAGCATTAAAGACGCAGCCATAGGCTTTGAGGCGGTGAAGGTGTCAATGTCTCAGGACAAGAATGGCATCATGCTGCGCCTCAATGTGCATCCAAATGATTGTCCTCAAGAACTTCACACTGACTGGGTTGGCACTAGGTACATGGTTGCCATGGTGAGGCTCAACGATCAGGACGAACCTGAGCCTCGTGAGGAAGCGGTGAATGTTGAGAGGTTGATTGCATCGGCAGGTTTGCTGTGCCGCAATGATGACTTCCATGACTACCTGTACAGCATGGGCATGACTGAGAAGACAGATGTGTTTAATCAAGAGAAAGA